GACATTGTCGAGGTCGGTGCCGGTTGCGAACGGCGCGAGCACCGCCTTGATGGCGTCGTTGACGCGCTGGCGGTCGAGCAGGCGCAGATAGGACCAGGCCTCGCGCAGAAGCGCGACCTCGCTCGATTGGAGCCAATCGGTATCGAATTCAGGCAGCGTCGCGTTAGCGGCGCGCAGCTCTGCCCATGCGGTCTGGACCCGCGCAGCGAAGGCGGCGTCCAGAACCTCGAAGTCGAGCGGCTCGATGGCCGCTGGCGCCGGCACGCGCGAAAGGTCGATCGCAGTTGGAGCCTTTGCCATCAGCGAGCGCCCTGAAAGATGATGCGCGTGCTGGCGTCCTCGGCGACAGTGTAGTCGCCGCGATGCCCGCGCGGGTAATAGGTGCCGTAGAGAACGAGCCCGAGCCGGCCGGTTGCGCCGGCCTCGGTGACGCCGGCCCGGGTTAGCCGGAATCGCGGCTCCCAACGTCGGATGGCGACGGCCGCGGCCGCATAGAGCGCCAGCACGAGGCGTGGTGTCATCTTGCGGTCGACCAGATCAGGCAGTTCCGAACCGAAGTCGCGACGCATGACGCGCGAACCGATCGGCGTTGTAAGGATCACCTCGATCGACTGCTGAACATGGGCCCAGTCGGTCAGGAGCCGCCCGCTGCGGCGATCGAAGCCGGCGCTGTCGGCCATGGGTCAGCCCTCGCTCATACCGGCACCGAGGAATTGCCGCCGCCCGGCTGCACGCCGGTGTGGGCGTGGTCGTCGCCGATGTTCTTGGCGTTGTGGCGCACGAACGGACCCTTGAAGTGGACCCCGCCATTCACCTCGGCGTCGCCTTCGGTGGTCAGCGACCCCTTGATCCGGACATTGCCGGTCAGAACGAATTCGTCCCGGTTGATCTGCAGCCGGGTGTTGCCATAGGTCAGCACCGGTTCGGGGCCGTCATGCGGGCGCGGATTAGCGGTCGACGGGACCGACAGCGAAATTTCGCCATCGGCGAGGTCCCCGGTTTCCGAGGTCACAGCGACCTGCTCGCCGACCGTCGGCGAGATGTGCGAGCGAATGCCACCCGAGGCGATCTCGCCCCAGGGCATCCAGGGCCCGAGGAACCGCTTGCCCCCCTGCTCCGAGAAGGCGACCCGCGCGAGACCTTTCGCATGGTCGACCTCGGCCACCGTGCCGGTGCGCTTGCGGTTGCGGGCGCGGCGCTTGATCTCGGCCAGCTCGTCGGCAAGCCAGCGGATCTGGCCCTCGAGCGTGTCGGGGATGTCGCTCACGACGTCGGCCCCGCGTTCGGAGACGAGACCGAGACGATGGCGATGTCGCCCTCTTCTGCCCCAGAGACCGGCCTGATCAGCATGTCGCTGGCTTCGTCGGCCGAGAGGCCGAGTTGCGCCTGCAGCACCTGCCAGGCCGGCAGGGGCTCGTCGCCGACGATCAGGCTGCGGATCAACGAGACGTGCCGCGCGAGGCGCGGGTCATCCTCGAAGGCGCCGAGTATCCCGATCCAGATGCCCGAGGGCGCAGCGCCATAAGGCGGGTCGGCGAGAGGCACCACCTCGATTTCGAGCATGCGGCCCGCATAGCGACCGCCGCGATCGGCAAAGGCGCCGCGCTTCGTCGTCAGCGACTTCAGGTCGGAGACGAGGATGCGCCAGAGCTCAGCGAATTCGTTGAGCGGGTCGGCCAGCGCAATCTTGATCTGACGCTCCATCACATCGAGCGTCAGCTCCATGCGATCGTCGGTCGGCGGCGGGGTCAGAACCTCGTCGTCCTCGCCGCTTTCCAGCTTGAACCGCATCTTGGCGGTGACACCGAACTCGATCAGTAGATTGATCGTGCCCCCAGGCGCCGAGAGATCCCGGCCCTTGGGCTGCGACACCCCATCGTCGGTATAGACCGCAAGGAAAGGCACGGGCTGATCCAGTCCGGCCGGCTCATCCAGTGGGGTCAGCATCGAATCGCGCACCGCCTCGCCGGCGAGCGTGCGCCCGCGCAGGGCAGCGACCGTTAGCAGCCGCAGGGCCAGGCGGTTCAGGCTCATGATCAGGCCTCGGAGAGAATGAAGACGATGCGGTTCCGCTCGCCGGTCTTGCGGCGAAGAACCTGATAGGTCGCGTTGCCGCGATCGAGCGCGACGACAGCGTCTCCGGCGCGGACGGTCAGGATGTCCGGCCAGGCGACGGGATCGACGTCGAACTCAACCGATTCTGACGGCAACCGCGAAGCCCATGTCTGCCCAACATCGGCCGAGCCGGCGAGGCTGAGCGCAGCATCGGCGCCGACAACAAGGCTGCCTTGCACGTCGAATGGAGCCGTTGGGTTACCGGTGCCGTCATCGGCCCGGTAGATCCGGACGGTCTCGGCCATGACCTTGTCGACGAGCGCGGCAGCACGATCCGCCGCGCGGGAAAAGATGCCCATGGCGCGCTCCTGTGCTGACCAAAGCCCCCGCGCGCGGCGGGGGCTTCATCGTCAGGACAGCGGCGGCGCTCAGTTTGAGGTCGAGACCTTGACCAGAACCTCCGGCCGCTTGGCGATCGGCAGCGGATTGGACTGACTCTTCATCTCGGTGCCCTCGCCGTGCTCGAGGTCTTCGGTGGAGATGAAGATCGTGTCCGACGGTCGGGCATTGACGGCATCGATGTGATGCGGCGGCGCGTCGACGGTTTCGAAGGAGTTGCCGGTCCCGGCGGGATAGGCGTGGCCCTCATTGGCGAGAACCAGCCGCTCGGCCCCGCTCTTGACCGGCACGGAGCCCTTGTACTCGCGCAACAGGATGTTCTGGAACTCGAACACCCGTCCCCATGAGCCGCCGAGGCGCTGCCGCTCGATATTCGCCAGGATCGCGCCGTTCTGGCTGTTCAGCCAGTACTTCTCGACCTTGGCGTGCTGGACGAACTTGTTGAAGAACTCCGACGAGACGATGACCTCGACGCCGGTGGAGGTGTCGTCGGAGATGTTCGTCTGGATATGATCCATCACCTCCTCGCACTTGGCGATGACGTCGGTGCCGGCCGTGCCGAGGAGGAAGTCGACCGTCTTCTGCGTGATGCCGAAGACGGTGAAGGGATCGAAGACCGTCACGCCGTCGCCATCCTTCACCACGCCCTTCAGGGCCTGCATGCGCATGTATTCGCGCGTGATGTCGTGCTTGCGCCGGATGGCAGCGAGCTTCTGGGCCGTCTTGGTCTCCAGCGTCATCAGGCGGCGCGAGCCATCGAGCTGGCCCTGCAGGTCGGCGACGGTGATGTAGTCGAGATGCGGGATGTGCGGCACCTCGACGAAGAACTTCTTGCTCTTCTCCGGCGCGGCCACACTGCCCGGGGCACCGCGCGGCTTGGTGGCCAGCACGCGCAGCTTGCCGTCGAGACGGTCGATCTCGACGACCGTCGATTCGATGCCGCGGGACGGGAAGATGTTGAGCGCGTTGATCATCCCGTACTGGTTGGGGATGACGTTGACCTGCTCGGTCAGATCCGAGGAGGTGTACGGGAATACGAAATCGGTCATGTCGCCGTCCTCCTCAGACGTCTTCGCGGATCAGGATGTGGAGCGAGGCCAGCTGCCCGATCGCAGTGGTCTTCTGCGGACCGGTGATACCGGCTGGCCAGACGACCTGGCTATCGCGCAGGATCGCCATGCGGTCGACGGTCAGCTTCACGGCCTCGGCTCCGGCCGCGACCGTGACGCGGTCGCCGAGCAAGGCGGCGACGGTCTGCGAGCCGTCCGAGGCGCCAGGCGCCAGCGGAACGAGCTTACCGGACGCCGTGACCTTGCCGAGGACGGTGCCGATCTCGAAGGTGACGGCCGCGCCGCCGGCATTCAGCAGAGTGCCGGAGCCATAGGTGAAGTCCGCGTCGAGGACGCGGACGACGAGATCGCCCAGCGTCTTCGGCTGGGCGACGGAAAACGGGGTTTCAGGCATGGGCGCAGCTCCTTAGTGGTTGGAGGCAGGCGCTTTGGCGCCCGTGAGGTTCTGGACGGCGCGGGCGAGGCCAGCCTTGGCCGCGTTGCCGGCCGCGCCGGTGGCATCGACGCCGCCGGGGCCAGGCTTGTTGACGTTGGCCTTCGCCGCCATCGCGTCGATCAGATGTCCCTGCGCGGCGGCCAGGTCGGACGACTTGGCGACGATCGCGTTGAGGTCGGCCACCGGGAGCGAAGCCTTCTCGGCCGCGGCGAAGAACGCGCCGGCCCAAGCCTTCTCGACCGGAGCGGGGGGCGTAACCGCCTGGCTGGACGCCGTCGGCTCGGCGGGCGGGGCCGCGGCCATCGCCGCCTGCTCGTCGATGAGAGCCGCCTGTGCGGCCTCGAGCGTGTCGGCGGCGGTGACGATGGCGTTGAGCTTCGTCAGCGGGACGGGGGATTTCTCGGCGGAGGCGAAGAACTTGTCGACCCAGGTCTTGGTCATGGGGGCTTCCTTGGTTGGCGCCGGCGGCGCCGCCGCGGCAGTGGGGCTGGCGCGCTGCGGCAGACTCGCGGGCGCATGGGCATAGAGGCGGTAATCGAAGGCCGCAGCCGTGACGGCAGCGCCCGCATCGGCTTCCGTGACGAGGCCGGCGGCCAAGGCCTCGGCGCCGGTGAACCAGGTCTCGGCCTTCATCAGGGCACGCATCGCCTCGGGCTCGGCCTCGGCGACGCGGGCGTAGATCGCCGCGTATTGCTCCGAGAGCTTGTCGAGCACGGCCGCCGAATGCTGGTGGTCGGCCGCGTTGCCCCAGGTGATCGTCGCCAGATCGTGGATCATGAGCGTGGCGCCGGCGCGCATGCGGCGCACGCTGCCGGCCATGACGATGATCGAGGCGGCAGAGGCCGCCGTGCCGTCGATGATGGTGGTGACATCGCCGCGCTGGGCGAGCAGGGAATGGATCGTCACGCCATCGGCGGCGATGCCACCGCCGGAATTGATCCGCACCGTAAGGGGCCCGGGGCCATGATCGGCGAGCGCCAGCGCGACATCTCGCGGCGTGAACCCATCGCCAAAGCCCCACGGGTCTCCGACATCGCCATAGAGCAGCAGTTCCCCGCCAACGAGCAGGCTCATGATGCGCCTCCGGAGGGCGTGGGATCGGTGGGTGGTTCGGTCTGCGTCAGGCTCGGGCCGCGCTGCGGGCGGCGGCCGTCGCTGTCATGGGCGAGGCCTGCGGTATCGGCGCGGGCGTTGTCCTCGGCCTGCTCGGCATCGACCTGCTCGGGGTCGTAACCGAGCTTGCGGATCTCTTCCTGCCGCGAGGTCAGGCCGGCGCGGATGGCGTCGCGCTTGGCGGGAATCTCATCCTTGGGAGAGAGCATCTCGCGGCGAGGCGCCGTCCATTCGATGTCGAAACGCGGCGCGCCCATCATCGCGGCCGCTTCCGTGAACCACCGACCTATCCCGTCGCACAGCGTCGGGATCAAACTGTGCTGCTGCCACTGCTCGACGCGGCGGGCGAGATGGATCTCGCCGAGGCGGCCCGAGAGGAACGAGACGCCCGTCAGATCGCCGCCGACCTCTTCGAACGACAGGTCGTAGCCGATCGCGATCCGCCGAACGCTGGCGGTGACATACTCGGCGTGGCCCTGCGTCGCGGGCGGCGACCCGAAGGTCACGGTCGAGCCCTGCGGCAGCTCCTGCAGCAACCCCGGCGCCAGATCGGCGATCTTCAACCCCGCCGCGCGCTCGGCCGAAGCCGCGCCCTGGGCCAGATTCGTCGGACTCTCGCCGCGGGTCCAGAACATCGTGAAGCAAGCCGCGATCTTCTCGCGCAGCAGCCTGGCGTCTTCGTATTCGGCGAGGTCCCAAGCGGTCATGATCACGGGCGTGCCGTCCGGAACGCCCCGGACCTGGCCGGGACGAAGGACATGGAAGTAGTGGATGACCTCGCTCGCCGGCACGAAGCGCGAGACCAGCGAACCGATGCGCGAGACATCGCGCCCGTTCGGGTGCTCATCGAACAGCCAGTAGCCCTCGCGTCGGCCCGAGGCGTCGAACTGCACGCCCATGAAGATGAAGCCACCACCGGGCAGCGGTCCGTGCTTCCACTGGTCGAGATGGTCGCCTTCCAGAACGCGGACCTGCAGCGGAACCGCCAGATTATCGGACCGCATGCGCGCGGCATCGGGCCAGTAGCGCACGATCAGCGCCTCACCCGATTCCGAACGTGTCCGCTCGGCCAGGGCCTGGAGACCATAGAGGTTCAGGCGCCCGTCGCGATCGATGGCGACCTTGCCGAGATGGGCCTTGACGAGACGCGTGACCGCCTTCTTGGCCCGGTCGCTGTTGGCGAGCACACTGGGCACAATGCCGCCGCCGACCGTGTTGGCGACGCGCGAGGTGACTGCACGGGCCGCATAGGGATTGTTGCGGACCAGATCGCGATGGACGTCCCGCAGCCGCGCCAGCGACATGCGGATCTCGGCATTGGCGTTCGCGCGCGACACGGTGCGCGCTGACGTGCGATGGCTGCGCGTCGCACCGTCATAGGCGGCAACGGCCCGCGTCAATGCCGAGGCGCGGGCCCGCGCCTCGGCCCGGCGCAGCATGGCGCCAGGCGCCAGCACGCCGACCGCGCGGTCGATCCAGTTCGCGCCGGTCATCCGCCAAAGCCCGAGACATAGCGGGCGGCGACGCGCGTGACCGGCGCGACGCCTTCGAGAGCGGCGCGCTCGCCTTCGAGGAAGGAAATGGCGCGCTCCTGGTCCTTCACCGAGGTGAACTCGACCTCCCGCCCGTCGCGATAGCGGACGCGCTTGGCGGCCGTGCCCATAGCCTCGCGGATCGCCGCGATATCGGCGTCGATCTGTTCGATCGTGCGGGTCATCGTTTCAGCCAGTTCGAGGGTGTCGGGCGCAGCCAACCTGTCGGCTGGCTGGCGGGTTCAGCGGTCCGTCCGGGCGGAACCGGGGCAGCGGCCGCCGGTTCGGGCGGCGCCTGGGAGAACAGGGTCTGCTCGTTCATCTCGTCGGGCACGCCGCGGCGACGGGCGATCACGGCCCATTCGTCCTCGGTCATGGTCGAGAGGCCGAGATATTCGGCGAGCGCCTGGTTGTAGACGGCGCAGTCGAGGAAGTGGTTGTCCCCGGACTTCACCCAGCGCTGGCCGGTGACCCGGCCGCGCACCACGATATCCTCGAGGTGCTCGGCCGTGATCTGGCGGAAGTAGTTTTCGTCGAGCCAGAGCGGAAAATGGCAGTACCCGTCCGGATCCTCGGTCGCGCCCGAGCGCATCCCGAGCTTGCGCAGATCCGAATAGAACTGCCCTTTCAGCGGCCAGGTGCCGACCGACCAGACCTTGCAGCCCTGCTTGATGCGGCTGCCGTCGAGATCGATGTCGACCAGGCCGGGCGTGCCCAGCGAAGGGCGGCCCCACCCCTCCTGGCCCTTGACCGCCAGCACCATGTCGCGGCCCGTTTCCGGGTGCAGCATCTGGTTGTGGCGGACCCAGGCATAGACGATGTGCGAGCGGTACCCTGAGTCGATCGCCAGCGCGTCGATCCGGCGCTTGCGGCCGAAGGCATCCGGGAACTGCCGGTCCAGCGTTTCCTTGCGGAGCTGCTGAAAGACGGGAGCCGTGGGGCTGTCCGTCTCGCCTTCCAGATACAGCGCATCGACCACCCAGCTTTCGCGGTTTGGCGCATAGGCTTTCACCTCGAGCCAGATGCCGCGCATCTGCACGTCGGCCGAGGCGACCAGGATCAGGCCCCGCGGCGGGACATGACCCCGGCGCAGCCCATCTTGGCGGCGCTCCATCAGCCGGACATGGTCCGGTGCATCGCCCCGATACTTGTAGGGCAGGCCCAGGACCAGGTTGTGATAGTCCTTCCGGGCCTTCTCGCTCTTTTCCGATTTCAGCCGGTCCTCGGCGATGTCGCCATAGGACATCATCAGCGAGATGTAGGCGTCGATGTGGAAGCCAGGATGCCGGTCGGGGCCCTCGGCCGTCGCCATCCACTGCCCGGCGCGGACCCCGACGACACGCTCGGATTCGCTGATCGCGTGACCGCAATCCTGGCATTCGTAGGTCGAGCGGTGCGGATGCGCCCGGTCGATTTTCAGATGCTCGTCGCGGTGAAAGAACAGCGTCCCGCATTCGGGGCAGCCGAGGTTCCAGTAGCGCTGGTCCGATCGCTTGAAGCTGCGGTCGATCCGGCAATGCCCCTCCGCCTCGCCCAGCTCGTCGCCGGTGTCGATCTCGGGCGTCGAAATTTCGAGGATCTTGTAGTTGCGGGTCCGGCGGAAGGCCGTGAACCGCCCGAAGAAGAACGTCTCCGGGTCGCCGAACCCGGGAATGTCCTGCCATTTCGACAGCTCATCCTTGACGCCCTTCTTCGCCGTCTTCGACGAGAGGTCCATCACCGTGTTCGCATTGGCGAGCCACACGCGCCCGCCGGCGAAGACCTTCTCATAGGTCGTCGAGCCGACGCCGCTGCGGCTGGTCTGCGGCGAAATCACCGTCCGTCGGATCTTCTTCTGCCAGGCGTCGATCAGCGGCTGCAGCTTGCCGGTGTTGAGGTCGCGCAGGGCGTCGATGCCCGGGACGCCATAGAGCAGGTTGGCCGGTTCGCGCTCGGCGACATAGAGCACCCAGCCCAGGGCGAGGATCGAGGCGCCTGTCTGCTGGCTCTTGCGAACCGTGACCAGGTTGCTCGGATGATCCTCACCGAGACAGTCGGCGATCTCCGTCAGGTACGGCGCCCCCTCCGCGCTCCACAGCTCGCCGGCGGCGGGGCCGTCGACCAGCACGAGGTTATGCGACAGCCACTCTGACAGCCGCATCGGATCGGCCGGGCGGATCTGCTCGGCCATGCGCCGGCAGATCAGCGCCAGCGCATTGGGATGCTCCATCATGGCGCGGCTGGCAGGTCCGGTTCGGTCGGTGCCGGCGGCTTCGCCAGCACGCTCAGCGCCGAGGCGATCTCCTGCCGCAGCTTGGCGGCATGGCCCCGCAGCAGAACCCGGCCGCCATGGGCGCCCTCACGAGCGACCGCAGCGGCAAGGTCGTCGGCGAGGTTCGGTAGCCGGTCGATGACGCGGGCGATCTCTTCCGTGATCGTCCCGATGGCGATCTCGATCTGCTCGACCTCGACGAGCCGGCCCTTCAGCGCCTCCATCTGCAGCCGCAGCTGCTCGGCTTGGTGCCAGGTCTTCTGGCGCAGCGCCTCGTCATAGCTCTCGCTGGCGAGCTGCGGCGGCGGCGCCAAAGGGCGCTGCGCCTGGGCCTTCGAAGGGTCGCCGACGACGCCGCGCAGGTGATCGTATTCCGCGACGTTGATGCGGGCGACGCGACCCTGCCCGTCGCGCTCGACCGTCAGTCCGTGTCGTTCGACCAGGCGCTTGACGTGGTTCGAAACGGTCGGCTTCGAGACCCCGTCGCGCCGGGAAATCTCGGCCACGGACATCATCACCGCCCGGGGCGGGCCGTTAGCCCCGTTAGCGGCCTCCGTTAGCATCGTTAGCCCTGAATTTCAGTCAGCCTCACTGGCAAAATCTCGGGGTCCTCCTGCCCGCAGGAGGGAGGGGGCCTTGGAAGGACCCGCGACCGGGGTGGGGGGCGTGGCCAGTCGGCCACGGTGTGGCATCGGTGCCACCCGCCCTACCCCGGCAGCATCCGGGCTAGCTCGTGGCCGACCCGAGGTGCGAGGTCGGAGCTGATCAGGTCCTGAAAGGCCTGCGCCGTCTGACCTGTCAGCATCTCGGTCGGGATGTAGAGGCCCGAGCGCTGGACCTCGAACTTGTCGCGGCCGGACTTGGTCACGCCACCTGCGCGAGCGAAGACCTGACCGTTCCAGTTCGGCTTGCCGACGCGCCGGGAATTCCACCACCCGGCCTTCATGAAGGTGCCGGGGTACACCTGCCGCTGGCCCCACGGCGCAGCGCTGACGCCCTTGCGGGTTTCGCGCGCCTTGAAGTGATGCAGGCGGACGTTGCCGCCCTGTGTGCGCAGCACGAATTCGAGCGTCGCCGCATCGCCACGTATCTCGCGCACGGCCTTGACGATGGTCGCCCGCTTCAGCCCCGTCTGGGCCGTCAGGGCGCGGATAACGCGGGTTCGCGCCTTGGCGCCGGTATGGCGTAGGGCGCGGGCGAGTGCCGCCTGCGCCTGCCTGGCTCCGAGAGCGCCCATCTGGTTGGCGTAGCGAGCCATGACCTGGTCGCGGAAGCTGATCGTGACCTGCATGGGAAGCCGCCGATGAGCCAAAAACGCAAACCGCCCCGGCCAGAGGCGCGGGGCGGTTGCTCGAAACCCTTACGGGACGCTCCGAACGTGCCACAAGGGGGTGCCGCTGTCAAAAACGCCGATTATAGTTCTGCCTCAAAGACTTACGTGTGGCTGAATTATCTTGCGGGATGACCTTTTTCGCGGTCGAGGCGAGCACGGCACCCTGCGCCGTGCCATCCCAGGGCGTCGCGAGGGCAACCGGCCCGGTGACCTGATGCCGCTGCAGCACACCCTCAGCGCCCAGATCCGCCGCGAGCGAGCCCAAGGCCGCATGCCAGACGGCATAGAGCGCGCGGGCGAGCAGCGCATCACCGCGCCGCGCCAGAGCCGCCGCATTGGGCCGCCCGCGCCTGGCCTGCGGGTCCTCGTCCACATCGGGCCGCGTGCCAGCCCGGGCATGCTCGATCACCGTGACTAGCAGATAGGGATCGACCAGCGGCGTGCGCATTGCTCCGTCGGCACCGCGCCGCGCGTGGCGCACCAGCCACCCGCCCGCAGCCGTCTCTTCGACGTGCCAGCCCTGCGCAGCGATCTCCGAGAGCCGCCAGGCCCGCGGCTCAGGCGAACGAGGGTTCTCGATCCGCCATTCCGCCAGCGCCAGCACATGATCATGGACGACGAGCATGTCGTCGGGCGTGGCCGCCATCATCGTCTGCTGGCCGATCATCCGCGCCGCCACGCCGGAGTTGTCGACGATGGTCCCGAGCGCCACGGCCTGCATGGCGCCGACGAGCGAAGCGCTCGGCCCCTGCCGGCGAAGGCCGAGCATCGCCTGCGGGGTCACCCGGTCGACGCGATGCTGCGCATAGGCCCGGTGCAGCAGCGCTTCGATGTCGATGATCTCTTTGCCAGGCATGATCGGTCCTTTCAGGCTTTGCGAGGGTTGCGAGGGTCGAGCGAGCGTTGAAGGCAACCCTCGCGGGCCAATTTCTCTATTAATCTCAATTACTTCGATGATGTGTTGCGAGGGTTGCGAGGGTTATTCGCGTATAAGGCAATATGAGAAAGTGTTGTTTCGGGGCTTCCCCGAAACCCCTCATATGTATGGGGCGCGCGAACCCTCGCGACCCTCGCAGAGCCCAGCTTAACCCGTTGTCACGCATAGCGAATTCGTCCCGCGAGGGTTCTCCGCAATGCTCGCGCAACCCTCGCAACCCACGAAGCGCCAAACGCATGCCAAATGGCCGAACGGCGCTTTTGCCCGCGTTCAAAGCATGATGATCGCGAGCGTCGCGTGTCACCGATCGTCTCCGTAGCGGGGGCTGCGGGGCTCGGGCCGGTCGGGGATGTCGTGCAAGACCAACCCCTCGAACATGCGGATGCGGCCGTTGTGCTTGATGAAGCCCTTCTTCTCGAGCGTCTGGCTAAAGGCCTTCTCGCTCCAGGGCTTCATCGCGTTGGCGAGGCACCAGCTCTCATAGGCCTCATAGATGACGCGGGACGGCACGAGCTTGGGCTCGTCGGGCGGCACCGCCGGCGGCAAGCGCTTCACGCAGGCGTCGATGAAGCCCTGCACCTGATCCATGTCAGCGCGATAGGCCTTGGTGGCGTCACGGACCTCGGGCGGCTCGTGCAGCCCCTCCTCAAGGTAAGACAGCGCCCCGGCGATCAGCCAGTTGAGGATGCCGCTGCGCTCGGCCGCGAACTCGCCGAGCACGGTCTCCATCTCGCGCCGCTGGTCCTCCGGGATCGTCTGCCCCCAGACGACGAGCGCAAGACGCCGCCAGATGCCGAGGTCGACGCCGTCGATGCGCGGCTTGTCGTTGCCCGACATCGTCGCCTTGAAGACTGGGTGCAGCTCGAAGAAGTTGCCGTAGTTATGCCGGGCCATCATCGGCTCGCCGCCGGTGAGCTGCTTGACCAGCGATTCCCGCAGCATCTCGCCGCGCGGCAGCTCGGAGATGCGCACCAAGCGCTTGCCGGGCAGCTGCGCGATGTCGGGCGTGGCCTGGCCGGCGCCCTTGCTCTGCGTCCCCGTCACCGATTCGGAATTGAGCGTACCGGCATAGGGGCCAAACAGCCGCGCCAGTGCCTCGATGAAGGTCGACTTGCCGTTGGCACCCTCGCCATAGTGAAAGACGAGCTTCTGCGCGCCGATGATGCCGAGCAGCGAATAGCCATAGAAGACCTGCAGGAAGCGCTGGATCGGCTGGCTCGGCTGGCACAGATCGAGGAACTCCTGCCATTTCGGACATTCCGCATCGGGGTCGAACATCGCCGGCGCGAGTTTCGCCAGCCTGTCGGCGCGGTCATGCGGCCGGAGCCTCACCCGCCAGAACAGCACAGGCCCGTCTTCGGAGCGCGCCTCGGGGTCGACCACCCGCTCGAAGACGAGCGTCCCGTTCTCGACATTCACGAGCAACGGGTCCGCATCCATCGCATCGACACTGACGGTGAGATGCGGCTGTGCCTGCGTCATCATCTGCGCGACGCGGGCGCCGTTGCCGCAGGAGACCGAGAACTCCCGCCGGCGGCCGCGTCGCTTCGCCCAGGCGGCGACGGCCTTCTTGCCGTCGTCGATCTGCAGATCCTGTTCCTTGCTCCGCTCGGCCTCCGGCACGCGACGTGCATCGCGCCCGGCGTCGATCGCCATCTGCTCGGCTTCGGTCGGCTGCATGACGAAGCTCTCGGCCGCGATCCAGCGCGCCGCCGCCTGCGCCATGCGGTGCGCGGCCTCGGCCCCGCCGAGTGGGTCCCAAAAGCGCCCCTCCCAGACGTGCCAGCCGACGTCACGGACATAAAGCAGGTCTGAACCGCGCCAGTGGATCAGCCGGCGGCCATTGTCAGTGTCGTTCGGCAAGAGCCGCATCGCAAGCTCGAGTCTGTCGACATGATCGCGGCCGCGGTCGGGCTCCGCGCGAGGGTCGACCGGGCCGGGACCGGATGATGCGCGGGGCTGCGGGGCGGCAGCGGACACCGGGTCCGGCTCGCCATCAAAGGCGCCCTCGACGATGTCGGCGATGCGGCTGTGAATGTCGTCGGACACGATCATTCAGCCGCAGTCTTGCCGCGGCGGATCTCGCGCGCGCGGTGATCGAGCTTGGCGACGGCGAGAACGGTGGGCTTCAGCTCCGCTGGCGCAGCGTCATAGGCGAGAAAGCTTTTCTGTGGCCCGCCATTGAGACGCGCCATCACACTACGCGGCACGGCCTCCCAGTTGCCCGGATCGGTGTTGGTTTTGTCCCCGTCGAGGCATTTCAACACATGGCCTTTCGGCAACGGGCCGTGCTTCTGCTCCCAGAGCCAGCGATGCTTGTTTACGGGCCGCGTCGCCGCGCCCGTCCAGGGGTTCGGCGCCGCCACGATGATGACGATGTAGCCATCCTTGGAATCGATGCGCTCGTGACCCGGCCCGCGATAGGTGTGCGGCACCTGGCCAGCCTTGAACTGGGTGCGGGCCGCATTGGGATGGCGCCCGCCGGTTCCCGGCGCGCAGCGTTTGCCCTTATTGTGCGAGACCTGCCCTTTCTCGAAATGCCCAGTGCGGCCAGTGTGCCAACCTTGCCGCTTGCGCAGCGCATGCAGGTTCTGCGGCGTCACATCCTCCCGCCCGAAGGCGACCTGAAAGGCGGCGTGATAGGCGCCGATCGGCAAGGTGCGGTTTTCGGACAGCCAAGCGATCTCGGCTGCGTCGAAGCGGCGGTGCCGCCCGCGATAGCGCCTGCCGTCTCGCCCGACCTTCCAGCCGTTGCGCTTGCGCAGCGCGTTGAGGTGTTCGATGCGGACGTCGTCGCGGCCGAATTGCGCGCAGAACCCGCGATGGTAGTCGCCGAGCACCATCGCGTGATTGGCCGCGAGCCAGACCATTTCGGCTTCGCTGTAGGGGATGCGGCCGCGTCTCATTGCCGCTTGCCCTCGATGACGGGCGCGGCCGCAGCGACGCCCGGCGCCGGCAGATAAGGCACCGGATCGGCGCCACCCTCATACGCGATCTTGGCCGCCTGGATCTGCAGGGCGGCATTGCGGATGATGGTGTCGGCGACCTGGACGATGGCCTCGCCGCGCTTGGCCTCTTGCTCAATCTGGTCGCAGCTCAGCCCCTCGTCGGACAGACGCTCCAATTGCGCGAACAGGTGATTGTTGAGGTCGGAGAGACGGTTTTTCATGTCTGGTGACCCCGCATGCTGTTGAAATCGGTTCCGACCGCCGCCATGGCGATGCCGATCGAGAGGCCCGGGCGGGCATAGCGTCGCCGCGCCCGCTCCAGGGTTGTCGTGGTCAGGAAGGCCTCGCTGTCGCCGTCGCCGAGCAGGCACAGATGCGTGACCTCGGGCGGGATCGCGATGGCCGGCGCGTCCATGTCGGGATCCGGTCCCGGCACGCGTTGCGGCCGCCCCTTGGGTGTCTTGAGCGAGGGATGCGCGATCGTGCCGAGATGCGCGCCGCCGAGATTGCCGAGATCACCGGAGGCCCAGAACCTGTCGGCTGCGCGCAGGCGCCGCGTCGCCTTCAGCGAGGTGCCGACCTGGCCGACGGTCTCGATCCCCTCCCCCATGAACAGGCGGATGGGCGACCCCTCGCGCTGCGCTGCCGCGATGTCGCTTGACGGCGGCGTCCGCAGCACGATGTGCGCGCCCTTCTTGCTGCCGCGCATCTTCTTGGCGGGCAGAACCTCGCCGGTGGCGGCATCGACGATATCGGCCTTGCCGGACCAGTCCTCCCGCAGCCAGGTGATGTGCAGTCCCGTGAACTGGCCATCATTGTCGACGAGGGCTGCAATCTGCGCCGGCCCGCGATGCACCAGTTTCGGCCGGCGTAGGCCGACCTCGTCAGCCAACTCGCCATGGAAATAGCCAAGGGAGTCGATCTGGCGGATCAGCGCGGAGCCGGGCAGGATCAGCCCGCGCGCCTCATGGTACCGGCCGAGACGATCCGGCGTCGGCGCGACGCTCGCATCCC